AAGCGATGTTTGATGAAGACTTCGGGCTCCGCAACCTTGCTGGCGTCCCAGCGGTAGGGGCTGTATGGTTTGGGCAATGGTGTTAGCTCGCCCATGTTGTAGTAGCATCCGGTCGGTGGGTGTCTCATAGCTCCTCCACAATCAGTTCGTCACATGGTTCGCAGTATTCGTTGTAGGCGGTTCCGTGGGGGCAGAGACCGTCATCGTCATCTAGGTCTAGGGAGTCGTCGAAGTCGAGGAAGCTATTCATACTCACCTCGCTCCTTGTTCGGCTTGTAGTTCCGGCGCTTGGCTTCCGTTGCCGCAATGTCCCTCAAGTCCTTCGGCAAGAGCTTCATCAAGGGAACCACGAACTGATTGAAGGTCGATAGACTCGGGCACTCCCGCATCAACACCTGAAAGATTCCTGCGCTGTAGTCCATAGAGCCTCGCTATCTGTTCGTTTATCTCGCCCTCGAAGCGGACAATCTCGGCTTCCATCTCTTTGAGCTTCGCCTCGTCGCGGTGGTGGCGCACGATGAACAACTGCAGGTCTTCGGGCATCCTGGGATCGAACGAAACGAAGTCGATCCAGTCACACTCGCAGCAAAGCATCTCCATGTTCATTTGTGGGATGTAAGCCTCGGGAACGGCTCCTGCCATCATGTACTCGAGGTGGGTTGTGGACTTCGGAGCCTTGAACTCGGCGCCGCCATGCTTCCCGTACAGGCCGTCAGGCGACGCGCCGGCATAGTCCAGCGTGGGGTGGAGGACAAATCCGACTTGATCGAGGAAGTTTCCCGTTGCAATCTCGTAGGCTGACCGCGCAAAGGGCTCTTGCTCGGTGCCCCATTTCATCTCAGGCGATACGTAGTAATCGGCGGCTAGGCCGGTCAGACGCTCCGCGATGAGTTCCACGCGGTAGTCTGCGCGCTTCTGAGACTCGCCGCCGCGCTTGAGGAAGTTGAGGACGTCGGCCATGCGGGAGGCGGTTATCTTGCCCTCCCGAGCCTTGAGCCATTGCGGTGATCCTTGCTCGCATTCGATAATACGCATCACTCACCTTCTTTCTTGGCGAGTTGAGCCTTGCGCTTCTCATATGCTTCCTTGAATGCCTTCTGCGACTCAGGACGCTTCGCTGCCAGCATGTAGGCCGTGGAGAACATGGACTGCAGTGCGGCGGTCGTGGGGGCGGCCAGAAGGTCATCCACGACGTTCTCTTTGGCCGTTTGCTGAAAGCCGTTTCCGTCGTCATCCTCGTCCGATGCCGCCATGCCGGTGATTGCCAGAAGGGTGATGCGCTCGAGGTAGCTGTTCGCGCTGGAACGTGCTTGGATGGCGTTGCGACCAGCGCCAGTGTCCGGCGCTGATCCCATCGAAGCTGTCTCAGAATGACCGAGGACGTGCTTGATGGTGCAGGTGACCTCCATCCACTCCTTCTCGTCCTTCGTGAGCTTCCACGAGTGACTGAGGCCATGCTTTGACAGGATGGGGGTGACGACGCCAACGACGCCAAACTTATCGGCGTACTTTTTGCCCTTGAGTGGGCCATCCTTCACGTCAACGTTCTTGACGATCGTGACCGCTTCCGACTTGAAAGCGCTAAACGCTACGTTGAACGCTTTCTTGGCCTCATTCGCTTCCCAGCGCTCCGCGAGCTGCATGAGCGCGGTTAGCTTCTCGATGTCCGCGCCCTTGTCTACGGCTTCCTGAAGGATTAGGAGTGGGTTTACCTGCTTTTGAACTGTCAATTCTGTTGCCACGGTTGCACCTCCTGAGTGCGATTCGGTCTGGTTCGAGACTGGTTTACCAGCTTGAGTGGTACGAGAATGACCACTGGCTGTCGTCTGGGAACGCACTCAAAATCTCACGCAGCTTCACCGACGTTTCTTCGAGGCCTTTCCAGTACCACTCGTCGATATCGGTTGAGCCAAAGAAGAAACCTCCCTGCGTTGGAAGTAATTCGACCGCCTTGTCTTTGTGGGAGATGGATTCAGTAACAGCAGTTAGAAGATCTTGAAGATTCTCGCGGGAGACGTAGTGGTCTCCGCAGTCGTCCTCGCCGTCCTGCACGTTCTTCACGAACCATGCGTGAATTTGGTTGCTCTTGCGCCAGTAAGCTACTTCTACCTTCACCTCCTTGACGCGTCCATACGGGACGCTGGAAGCCTCTGCGATACGACTAGCGATCAACTGATCCGGCCCATTTTCAGGGTAGGAATAGAGGTAGCGCTCCGCGTGTAAGTACATGTCGAGACCCATAATGCAATCACCTCCTGAGTGATTTTCTTGAGCGATGCTATCATGCAACGTTGTGCAAAAGCAAGCTAAAACCTAAATAGCTTGCCAATATTAGGACAAAATCTTCTCGATAGCTGCAGCTGCGATGCGCGTGGTGCGGCTGGTAGGCCGGCGAACGTGCTTGGCTACGTCGATGACTCCAGTGGTCATGTAGTGGTTGATCGTGCGCACGGAGACCTGGAGCAAGTCGGCGGCCTGTTGTTTGGTCAACCAGTCGGGGTTTACGGTGCGGGTAAGCTTCGGCATTATCGACTCCAGATTGCAACTACGAAAGCGGCTATGGCGAGCATCGCGACGGTATAAATAATGCCGCTGCGGATGGCGCGGAACAAGTCTTGACGTTCTTGGTTGTGGCGTTGCATGCGACGGCAGCCGGTGGGGTCGTAGAGGCCTCTCATTAGAGCCTCCCTATGACTAGCCACGCGTGCGGGAACGAGTTGTGCGCCAGGGCGACCGCTATGGTGGCAACAAAGACAGCGGCAATGGTGAGCGATACGACATGGAGAGGGTTGGTTCGGCTTCCTACTTCGGTAGTGAACATGGCGTGATCCTTTCGGTTATGCAGCGGTGAGGTACTGAGGGTTAGCCCACGAGTGGCGCCCGGTTTGGTCATTGCGGATGTAGAGCCATCCATCCCTACGCGGTTTGGGGTCGATTACGGTGCATGGGAAGCTGTAGGCGTGGAAGGTGTAGATCATCGCGTCACCTCGAATAGTTCTTCCGCGTGCAAGATGATAGCGGACGCCATCTCTGCGAACGTCTTGCTATTATCCGCGAGGGATAGCGACGACGCGTAGGGGAATTTCAATCCCACCCACTCCGTCACCTTCGGCGGAACATCCTGGGCGGGATTGAATCCTTCCACCACGCCAGCAATCCTTGCAAGTTCGCATAAGACTCCCAGCGCGGTGAACCCGTCGTCCTCTCTCAGGTACGGGTAGAGGACTTTGGTTTGGGCGAACAGGCCAGAGCGCAGCGCGCTAACCCAGCGAGATTGAATCGTTGATAGCCTCATGCGACATTCACCTCCGCGTCGTCGTACTTTGTTGCGCAGTCGATGCACAGGTACGTGTCACCTAAGACTGCTACTTCCTCGCCAGCTTCGACCCTGAGTCCGCAATCTTCACACTTGGCGAACATGTCTTCCGGGACTACCTGTGTATCCCAGTCAAGCTGGAACGCTGCGCAGTGGCGGCAAAGTGAACCCGTCGCTTCCGGCGGAAGGTAATCTCCGCACGTTTCGCACGTTTCCACCATAGGACCGAACGTGGTACCCCACGACTTGCTTTTGAGCTTCCAGTCATCATCCCAGCGCGCGAATGAGTCTTTTACGTTGACGGTATACGCCACCACCAAACCCGCTGGGGTTAGCTTGTAGATCGTATCGTCTTGCGTGAGTAGATCCCGTTTCGATGGTTCCAACCCAGCCGCGAGCAACGCGCCGTCTAAGGCTTTGAAGGTGGAAGCAAAGAATATCCCGGCGGATGTTTGAGCAATGGCTATCTCGCCACCGTTGAACGTGCCGATATACCACTCTCCCGCATCTCGATAGACGATGGTTCCATATCCTTCAAGATCATTGAGCGTGAAACCCGAAGCGATGTTTTCGAAGATATGCTGGGAGTCAACGCGGCACGTTCTCCCATACTTCTGATTGAGCGTGGAATGGTTTGAGATGATGCCGTTGTGCATCCCTACGACCATCCTTCCCTCGCGTTGGACGACGAATGGGTGAGAGTTGGACTCTTTGACCTTCCCCGTTGTGGCGAATCGCGTATGTAGCGTGAAGTTAGAGGGTAGACGCTTCGGAACGGCAAACCCCTTGCTAATCTTCCCCAGCTTGCGATTGACCATCTCCCCGTCCGTACATCCCCAGCTATGATCTCCGCGCGTCTCCATCTCGCGCGCGAGGATGGCGATAGCTACGGCCGTTGCCGTAGACGGTTTGTTGCCTTGACTGAAATACCCTGCGATTCCGCACATATTAGTTTTCCCCTTTGCATTTGTCTTGAATTTCAGAGCGACGCGTAATCGCCCAAGATTGTAAGTCTGTTGACAGGATGGCGAGCAACCCATCCCAACCCATCGGCAATGCTTCGATATCCGACACTTTCATACGCATCGCAGCATCTAGGACGGACGCGCAAACCATTCCCCATCCCTGCATCTTCGCTGCTATGACTGTACCGTGATGGTGGCGGAACTCTACTGTTCCACGATAGAAGAATGAGTGGAGATTCAATGCGCGATAGCGCTCGCCATTGTATTTGTCCATCCGCTGCGAAAACTCCCGGCGCGTGCCGTGCGAGCATTTGTGCGCACGCTTGGACGCGCCCGTCATGCCGGTATGCACCCTTTTCCCCTTTTGTGGCGTCCATCCGTACAGTGACCGAATAAGATCCGCCTTGAAGGTACGGAAGTCTGAGAAAGTGTAAGAGCGTGCGGATTCTTCACAGTAGCGATTGCCTTGACGCGACGGCGATACCAGCGCGAACATTCCACCTTCGATCTTCGCGTACAGTTTGCAGAGCTTGAATAGGTCGAACCATTGGAAGTCACGCGCGTCTACGTGGCAATGCATCCCGCACGCGCGACTGACAGACGCGCCAGCACGCTTGAGCGCATCGGCAACCTCGTTTGTATGGTCAATGAATACATCACCCTGCGATGGGTTTAGGTTCATCTCCCACCCCGAGGACGGAAGCGAACCATCCTCGACAATCGAATCCGCCCAATCCCCCGCAACGGTATGCATGGATTCCGCGTCGCCGTCCGCTACTTCGATCTCAAGAGAGATAAAACGCTTGGACGGATTGATCTTGAATTGATTGCGCTGCGCAGAGTGGAAGCGAAGCATCCCCTCATACATACCTTCGGAGTTGCTCTCACATTCGCAGCAATCGCTGCATCTATCGCAACCGCCGCACGTCGCGGACTGAGAACGTTCGCCGCACGCTTCGCAGGAATAGCAACTGCAGCATTGATCCTCACATTGCTCGCAATTCGAACAAACATACTCCACCTGCGAACCGCACCCATCGCAGTGATAGCACTCGCAGCAATCCGGGCACCTCTGGCAACGTTCGCACGGCGAACCATCAAACCGCTCTTCGCACCCACTGAAGTAACGATGGCCTAAGCAAACCGCACACGTGCAATCGTCTAGAGGTTCATCACACACACTACAGAGATCCACTTCGGGCTCATCTTCCTCGATCTCATCCTCAACCGGCTGATTCTCAAATACCGGCGCGCCATCTGCTATCGCTTGACCTACTACCCTATGCAACACTTCTAAGGGTGTATCCATGTTCGCCACCTCCTGAGTGACTCCCCTACATTATCGCCATGTCGCGCGACGTGTCAAGCTAATTCGTAAACTTTCTCTATTGCTCGCGTTTTTGCTTGTGTTGCGGCGACCATCTCTCTTGACCCCAACATCGCCGCACGCCAAACCCCCGCCAATAGTCCGCGGATTGCCCAGCACGAATCCCCTGCCCATCGGCACGCAACCCGCGCCCTGCCTGCACCTGAGGCCCGCCCAGCGCCGCCGCGCACCATTCCTTAGAGGTTGACCATCGCGGAAGTTGGCTGCGCCGGCGAAGTTGTCCTCGACAAGGGGGTGGTGGTGGCATGGACGCTTTTTTCCACCCAACCCTAAAAATCAAAATGGGGATTGACAATGATGATGAGTAGGATGATAATAATCACATGGAACTAACAGAACAGCAACTCAAAGAAGCAGTTGAAGTCTACGAGGATTTCGGTAGGGGCCATGGGTATTCTCTAGGGCTTGGACGCGAGACGGCTGTGAGGATGGATGCTTTACGCCGTGTGGCACCGCACCTACAGCTACCGTGGGAGATGCCGTCCGACTACGAAATTGACACGTTCGAAAATCTGGCCTACGGAAGAACGGTGAACGTAGTAGGAGCGGTTTGTCGTGACATCTCGCAGATGGTGCTCAGAGAGTTCGTTCGCCGCCGCAACGCGGCTCTCCAGCCCAAGCCAGTAGACCCACGGCGAGCGGCGGTAAAAGCCTTTCTGGACGGTAAGTCGTGGAATCACGATCCAGAGGGGGCTTGTGTCTGGCATTCTGGCGGCTATCGACGAGGTGAAGCCATGAGGCCACGTTATCGGCATGGGGTTTACGAGGAGCGGTATCGACCGCAGTGCAAGAAGTGTTCCCTTACTTGGCCGGAGTGCAAGCACAGCGAACCGCCAAAGCGAGTGGTTTTCTTGGCGGGGCCAGATAAAATCTGGTGCCAACTGAACGGAACCAACTACCCATCCGTTAGATTCAGGGCATTCAATGACTTCTCGGCTGTGGAGATGGTGATGCCGGAGAATCAGTTTCGATCGAAGTACACTTATGTCGGAAAGTTCGTGACGCAGGTTTCGCGGAAGGAAGTGATGGGATGATCCTTGCAATCGCTCTTTCGCTAGGATTCTGGCACTACAACGGATTCATCAACGAGATCCAGTACCACGTCTCGTATTCGACTGGAGCGGATGAGTCTGTGTCCTACGTCTGTGGCGCGGTCGGCAAGGCCCATGATGGAATGTTCTACGCGGATATCGTGCGGCCACGGGAGGAAGAGAAGATCGACAGCAAAGAGTTCAACACGATCGACGGAGCTAAGGCGTTCGTGGAAAGGCAGTGCCGGTAATGCCGAAGTGCCTCAGGTGCGATCACGAATGGGTGCAGCGGTCGGAGACCAAGCCTGTTCAGTGCCCGTTTTGCCACAGTCCGCGTTGGGATGTGGCGCGCAGTAGAATCAGAATTTCAAAGGAGACCCACCATGGCGGTAGCAGTCGAGTCGAAGGAATTGTTCGAGCAACCGGAGCCCGAAAAGAAGGTAACCGGACACGTACGCGTAGCCCTCAACCACCTCAACAAGCAGCGCACGAAGCTATTGGCGGAGAAGGAAGCGCTGGAGAAGGAACTGGCGCAGTTGGACTCGTCGATCCTGGCGTTGGGGTAGGCTCGTCCTGCCCCTATTGCAGCGGAATGAATGGCATGCACCAGCGCGGATGTAAGGAGGCACGGTGAGCGAAAACATGATTGAACGGCTGACGCGAGAGGCCCAAGAGGAAAGGCCCGACCTGTCCCGCGTATACCCGCGCTATGGTGACTGCTGTGACCATCAGAAGCAGTACGCACCGTGGCCTGCGTTCAGAGATGCGGCCGCAGAGGTCAACCGGCTCAAACTGGTGGTGCAGCACCTTGAGCAAGCGTTGGAGCAGGAGCGTACGAAATGACCAGACTTCGTAAAATGGATCGTAGGTCGGGACTGTCCGGCGAGACTCGTATCAGTGCGTTCAGTGCGGGAGATAGGGTATTCGTCACCGCCGGGCATCCTTGGGCGCCGAACGTAGGGACCTGCATTGCCTACGAAAAGTACGGACTGGGTTGGTGGGGATGGAGAGTGTCACTCGACAACCCTCTCGGTCAGGAATGCTACTGCAAAGACTCTGAATTGAGGCACGCATGAGCCAACTGCTCAAGGACTACGCCATCGGCATCCTGATTCTCGGAGCTGCGGCAGCTACGGTGGGACTATTATCTCTCCTGTTGCACTGGACGTGGCGCATCCTCTGCTGGGGCGTCTGTACGTCGATGGGGTGGCTTGCTGACCCCGAGGATGCCGAATGAACGATAAGCGCGAAGTCGTCAAGTGCCCGTCCTGTGATCTCACCCAGTACATGACCAAATCCAAAGACTGCCGGAGGTGCGAGAAGCCTTTGTTCGTTCCGCCTGTTGCTGCCATGCCCACCCTGCCTATCAGCGTCTTTAGACCCCACGAGGAGCCTACGGTTGACATCTGCCTCGTGTTCCAGCAGAACGTCCTAACCGCGAGGCGCCACAGCCACCTGTCTCAGCGCCAGCTCGCGAAGCGCATGAGCGTTCCTCGGACGTGGATCTCCAAGTTCGAGAACCAGCGCATATCCCCTACGCTGGCCTCCATACAACGTTTTGCGGACGCCTTTGGAGTGCCGGCGTTTGCCCTTCTCATTCCACCCACCACGAAAGAGGTTTCCGATGAAGAAGTACCTGCCCATTCTGCTGCTGACTAGCATAGCCTTCGCTCAGGGCGCACCCATCCCACAAATCACCGACGCCCAGCGCGCCGAGTTCTTCAAGGCCCAATCCAAGCTCATGGCAGCCAGCGAACAAGCCAAGGGTGCGCAGACCGAGTTCCAGGCGGCCGTGACGAGGCTTCAGGCTGCATGCGGAGAGAAGTTTTTTCTGCAGATGAGTCCGGCGGGCGATCCGGCGTGCGTCGCCAAGCCATCGGAAAAGCCCGAGGTGAAAAAATGATGGACTTCCTTGTACTGATTCTAGGCTTGGCGGTTGTAGCGCTCTCGTGGAGGAACGAACAGAGCCGCGGTGAGGTGAAGACGCTCAAGGGACTTCTTACCGATCAGCGATGCATCAATGAGGCCCTGAACGAACTGAATAGGCGCCAGAAGGCCCAGCTTGAGGCTCCCACGCCGTCCAGTCCAGAACCAGACTGCTTCCTTGAGATTGCCGACCTGCGCGGCCAGCTCTCGCGGGCGTTGGACATTACCGACTCGCTCCACGCCCAACTGGAGTCTGAGCGGCGCACCAGCGCGAACCTACGGGGCCAGATTACCAAGCTCAAGCCGAAGGCGAAGGCGGTGAAACGGTGACTCATGAGGAATTGCTGGAAGAAATGCGACGCATGGAGAAATCTCTAACCCTCGACTACGAAGAAAAGGGAGATATTAGCAATAAGCTCTACAACTCCTATCAAGTCGCCAAGGCTTCTACTGATGACGCCCGCGACAAAGTAAACAACATCACCAACGCCATACGTGCGATGGAAAAGAGGTGACCTGCGTCTCGTGCGGCCAACCAGCCCTCGGGACAGGTGCGGACGGTAAGACCTATTGCTGGCGTCGGGAGTGCGTCTGCTGGAAGTGGGAGAGAATCAAATGGACACAACAAAGCCGCCCAGCACATCGGGCGGCTTTGTTGTGTCCTGAGAGAGGTACCGTTACGACGCCGAGGGGGTCGACGTAGGCGCTGCGTTGTTCACGGGAGCCGAGAACGCCACCTTGATGGTCGTGAGGACCGGCGGAACGACTGCCAGAGCCACGGTGACCGTCTCAGAGTCCGTGAGGGTGACAGGGTTGCCGTTCGCGTCCGTGGTGGTCACCGTGGCCGTGATGGTGTCCACGCCGTTCGCAACTGCCGTGATGAGACCCGACGTAGTGTTGAACGTCGCGATCGCACCAGTCGTGTCAGAAGCGGTGAACGTGGGGTTGGGGAAGTTGCCTTCGAAGACGTTGCCGAATTGGTCGTAACCAATTACCGTTGCGGTGACGGTTGCGCCAACTGCTGTCAGAACTACGGGACCTGCGGTGGAGTCTGCCATGTGATTTTTTCCTTTGAAGCGGATTTGGATACGTGAAAGCTGGGGGCGAAGCTCGTGCAAGATTTCACGGTCGTCGCGTAGAATCTCGCGTTCAGTGTGCAGGATGCGGTCTTCTTCGTTACGGTCGCGGCTCATGGGTTTAGCCTATCAGCGAACATAGTGGCCGGCAAAAGGAAAAGCCCATCCGCCGAACAAAAGACTGAGAACAGCGATGAGGCAGATCAGCGCAAACACCACGCGGATCACGGTAGCGATGGGCTGCGGCGCTGGGATCATGTTGATGAACCACCAGCATAGCCACAGCACCAGGCCAAGGACGAGAAGGCTGATGAGTAAGCCTATGAGACCTGAAAGCATGGGAGTAGTACCTCGCTACCGTTAGATGCAGAAAGACCCCACTGCGAGATGGGGTCAGTCTGTAACCCGATTTCAGGAGAAACGGGTTGGTAATCTTCCCCTCCTGTGGCGCTTTGGGAAGTTTAGACGGGAGCGGCTGTTGTCAGGCAGGCATGCAAGATACCGTCTATTGACATTATGATGCATCATCGTGCTATCCTGCAACCGTCAGGTAGATGAAAATGCAAGATAAATCATCGAACAACTCGATTTTTTACTATCTAGCGACTTCGTGCGCCTTGACACCCGTCCGCAAGGGCGGCGTCGAGGTTAGGCGAACTTGCGCCCGTGTATCGACGTTAATGCCGACCGTATGCAGCTCCATCGGAGTCGGCGGGAATCTGGTAGTTTGCATCCTGTTCGGTCAGGCGGAAAGTACGCAGCTTCGATATCTCTCTTAGCGTGTGACCGACGCCAGGGAGCCATCCCAAACGTCAGCGCAACGAAGATCGAAGACGCATTTGGAATCGCCCCTCCTCCCAGCGCAAACCTCTATACCGCCTCATGTGTATCAGCGGGGGTTCACGGTTCTAAGCATAATGGCCTGCCGAGCGAGGACGTCGTGTGAGGATACACCTCATGCCCCTACGCGGTGAACCGGAGAGTCAGCCGGGGATGGTTTCTGGTTAGTAGATCGCACTACCCTAGCCAGAGGTGTGTCCAGAAAAGAACAAAGGCACTCGACCGGGATGTGACGAGTCTTGGCCGAGACCAATTTCATCCTTGACAGAAAGAACCACCACCAGTAGGATTCGGTTCATGAAGTGCCCTAGACCAAACTGCGGAGCCGAATGGACGCCACGGAAGCCGAACCCCGTAAAGTGTCCCAGGTGCATGCAGCCTCTCAATCCACCCAAAAAGAAGGTGACCAATGACTAAATCTGAACTTCACGAAGCCTTTCTTGCTTGGAGCGACAGGAAGCGTATTGCATCCGAGAAGCAACTCGACGGGATCATGGCTGCATGGGGTTTCAAGAGGAACACGACGCCCTTTCCATGGCAGGCGCATGGCGAGAAGTAGGGTAGTCACCGACTGGCTGCGCTGGCGCCGCAAGCACGGACTCCGGCAGTCCGATATGGCAAGAGTACTCGGATGCTGCACGCGGAGCATCCACAACGTAGAGCGAGGAAAGACGAAGCCGATAGCCCGTACGCGGCTCCGGTTCCGAGAACTTCAGAAGCGGTATGCGAGGGAAGCAGAATGGCAGCAGCTCCAATCAAAATAGTAGCTCCGCTGGAAGGCGATGAAATCCGCAAGGGCATCGCGGCCATGATCCACGCCAAGGTGCCAGGGCTTCCAGTTGACTCCATCGAATCCAGCCTCAGCCGGTCGTGCTCGTTCAACGCGCAGTCGTTCTCTCGGGTGCGGGCTACGTGGTGGGTGGACTGCGATGATGACAACGTGGCCTATCAGTGGTGGGTGGACTACGAACTGGATGACTTTGGACGCATCGACCGTGGAGGTATCGGAGGGATGCTCGGGATGCCCTGCCAAGTGGAGCGCGTCGAGGGTGTCATTGAACCTATGCCGCCCGATCGGTTCCGCAGGGAGACGGCGCAGCCCATCCCATCGAACGTGGTGATCCCAAAGCAGGATGACGGACTTGGTTTGAGCCGGACGCCCAAGAGTCGCGTGAAAGGTAAGGACGCATGAGCCAGTGCACATGGAAAGACCCAGACAAGCCAAAATGCTCCGCCCAAGCATTGCATCTCCAAGTCGATAACGCAGGAAAGCCATGGGCCAATCTTTGCACCGAGCACCACAACCTCATGGAAGGCTCGGTTGGCGTGAACGTCAAGAACATGCTCTCGTACTGGATTCGTGCGCAGGGCATGCGTCTTGGCGGCCGCGGCTAGGATATGACGATGACCGCCAAACAGTTAGACCGTGCGCTCGATATCCTTGAGAGATTTGCTACAGTAGCAGAACGATGGGCGGACGTGGAGTATCCAAAGCGCGATGACAGCCAAGAAGAAACCTACCTCTCCAAAGTCGGAGCAACCAAAGAAGCGCGCAGCCCCGAAGAGTACGCCGCCCTCCCCGACGATATTGGAAGGTTTGAATCGCGCTTCACTTCCTCCAAAGCATGAGTTAGACACGGAACTGGAAGCGGTCCTTGCCCGAATCGACATCGACCCCGACGACCTAGAAGATTGCCAGCCCATCACCGACTCGCTGATTGCATGCTTCAACGTCAAGGGGGACACCAACGTACCCCGCAAGCAAATCATCCACTACCTGAAATGGTCTACTGCCCCCGCCGCCGTCGCCTATCTTGAGGCATGGAAGAAAGTCTCGAAGCGCGACCGCGACCGAATCCCGGTCGAGGCTATCTGCCTTCTGGCGGACGTTTCACCGCTGGAAATCCTTGGGGCCATCTTCCAAGCCGCTCGGCAGGTGAAGGGTCAGGAGTCGGCGCTTCGCTCTGTGTTGAGGCACCCGGACGTGGTGGACATGACGATTGAGACGGCGCTGCTGCTCGGTCCCGCGGGCGATACCAGCCGTCGAATGCTGCACGAGGCCACGACATTCCTGCCGACTCGCAACGGGCAGAGCATCGCCATAAACCTTGGCGCGCCACCGAAGGGCAAGGAAGAGGACAGCGACGACGAGGATGACGAGAAGTTCGACGAGGCATTCCCGAACATCAGCACTCGGCTAGAGGAATGGAGCGAAGACCGCCGCCGCCTCACGGACGGTAAGTAATGTATTCGGAAGCCGTCACAGAGAGAACACTTAGAGCCTTTGCACAAAAGAATGGCTGGATGCCTGAACCTCACACGCCTGTTGAGGCGGAGGAGTTCTGCAAGTACATCGACTCAATTACGGACGCGCGGCGCAACAAGGCCGGTGCGTCGTTCTGGTGGGCGGACGGAAAAGTTCCATCGAAGAACGAAGTAAAGTTTATTCGCCGGTGGATCGACAACGAGCAGTACCTATGTTTCGCCTCAGCAGAATATTTCATTACCCGCTATGCAAAGATCCGAAACGCTGAAGAGCGAATCCTGCCGTTTGAGTTTCGGCTAGGGCAGAAGATTCTCCTCCACTTCCTTGCGATATGTGACGACAAGCAGATAGCTATTCAACTGTTCGTTCTGAAATGCATGGACCCAAAGACCAAAGTTCTCACAGCCGACTTGAGATGGATTCCCCTGGACGACGTGAAAGATGGCCAGCAACTCGTAGCGGTAGACGAGTATGCACCGAAAGGGAAAGGCAACGACCGCAAGATGCGGACGTGTACGGTCGAGAAAAAGTGGGAGACGAGAGAGAAGGCAGTTCGATTGACGATGGATGACGGCCGTGAAGTGGTATGCGGACCCGAGCATCCCTTGCTGGGATGTCTCCGTGGTGGAACAACAACGCAGTGGAGAAACGCAGAAGATTTCCGCATCGGCGATAGGGTGCGATGGATAACGAAACCGTGGGAGGAGCCGACCCACGAGGATGGATGGTTTGCTGGTTTGGCGGATGGAGAAGGAAGCTGCAACTCGGCCCGCAAGGGTGCTGACTTCTGTATAACTCAACGGCTTGGAGAAACGTTCAACAGGGCTCGGAGATACCTAAGGGAGCGCGATTATAACTTTGGAGAAGAACTAGACATCAGAACGCCAGAAGACTCTTCGGTTCTTGGAACTCAGCCCGTGGGTAGGTTGCGATTGTCCCGCATGGACGAGTTGTTCCGCCTCTTCGGACGAGGAAGACCAAGTAGGTTCATAGGGAAAAACTGGTGGGAGGGGAAGTCTCTCCCGGGTAAGCGCAGTGGTGTGGGATGGGCTAAAGTGGTCAAGATAGAACTCCTGCCAGAGCAGCGCATGGTGGATATTCAAACATCCACCGGAACATTTATCGCCGAAGGATTCGTGACTCACAACTGTCGGCAAGTCGGAATCTCGACTGCCGTTGCTCAATTCTTCCTACACCGCATTCTCTTCCGCACGAACACCTACGCGGTGATGGCTTCCGTCCAGGCTCAGCAGTCCGACAAGCTGGCCGCGATGATCGACACGACGTGGACGCGCCTTCCATTCTGGCTGGGTCCGCCAAAGACGATTATCAAAGCCAAAGAGCCGCGGTGGTCGAACGGCTCCAAGCTCTCCGTGCAGTCGGGTAATCAGGAAGTCGGTATCGCTCAGGGTGACAGCCCGAGTTGCATTCACATCAGCGAGCTCGGTGACTACGCCAACCCCAAGCGCGTGCTGGAAGAAGGCCTCTTCCCGGCGTGCCACGCCACCCGCAGCCTCTTCATGGTGCTTGAGGGCACCGGCAGCATGGCGACTACGTGGCAGCGGGAGAAATGGGAATACTACACCGAGAACCTAGACAAAGGCGGACGCTTCACCCCATTCTTTATCCCGCCGTCGTGCGCTGAGGATTTGTACCCTCCGAAGGACTGGCTCCGCGCCCGCCCGGTTCCTGAGGGCTGGGCCCCATCGGAAGCGACGAGCCGCATGCGCCGCCGCGCCGAACTATTCGTCCGCCAGACGTCCTATCTCAGCGACGTGCTGGGCCAACATTGGCAGATGGGCAGAGTGTTCCAGTGGTATTGGGAGTGCCTTTGGAAGGAAGCCGTAGCCTCTCACTCGGAGAGCCAGTTCCTTTCGCAGTACGCTCCGACTCCCGAAGACGCTTTCCAGAGCGAGCATGACCCCGTATTCGAGCGCGACACGATCGAAGTGGTCACAGCCGGCCGCGAGCGCGGATACAAGCCTTACTCCATCACCGGCAGGACGATCCTCATCGGAAGCGACAACACTCCTCACCGCCCGAACGAAGAGGAAGTGGACTGGACCGAGCAGCGGATCAATCTGGAGTGGGACGCCCCCGACGGCAACCACTACGAGTGGACGCTGGTTCCGATGAAGTCGTTTGACGACTCGGACGACGCCGCAACCTTCGACAAGCTGATGATCTACGAGCCGCCGATACCCGGTGTGCAGTACGCAATCTCGGTTGATACCGCCTATGGGTTGAACACCCCAAACGAGGACCGCGCCGCGCTCAGCGTGTGCAGGGACGGCGGCGCCACAGCCCCGACGGTACAGGTAGCATCCTTCACGTCTCTCAAAGTGAACTCCCCGCAGATGGCGCGCATCGCCGCTTGCGTGGCCGTGCTGTTCGGGCAGAACGAGAATGGCGGCAACGACCCCAAGTTCGTGATCGAGCAGGTACGGAAGCCTGGGGACGAGTGCCAGCACCAATTGAAGATCATGGGGTTCACGTACCACCACATCATGCAGTTCTACGACCAGAAGGGGAACATCGACCCGAACAAGGGGAGCAAGGAGGGCTGGCGCACCACGGCATGGTCTCGGTCGATTCTGCTGGAGAGGTTCGTCGATGCGGTGAACACGGGCTGGTACATCCTGAACGACCCCATCGTTATCCGCCAGCTCGGAACGTTCGTGCGAAAGAAGAAGGATGGCGGGCAAACCCGGATGGAACATGAAGAAGGGCAAAAAGACGACAATGTATTCGCCTGCGCTATGGGCTGGACGACGCTGAGAGATTTCGAGAATACCGCTCTCAGGCTGCAGTCTAGATATCCACTAACGAAGAAGATGCAGGAAGTGGTAGATGAATGGGCGACCCGAGAGGTCGTACTTGACTGAGGATGATACACTCATGCCGATGAGCCAGCATAATGTCCAGCTATCCAGCCGCGAAGCCACGGTCGTCTACACCGACCTTGAAACCAAGAGAATACTAGGCTTTGGGCCGGAGGGGTTCCCCCCGGTAGTGCCGCCCGGAACCAAGTACGGCACCGAGCTTCTTCTGCACGCCTCCGACATTGAGCGCAAGGCCCAGCAGTTCCGCGAGCAGTCCCTCCGCGACCGGCAGGAGACCGCCCTGCGACGCCTTGAGGCCGAGAGGCCGATGCGCGAGTCCATCAAGGCCGCCGTGCGCGACCGCAACGCATCCCTGCCCGCCCGCCAGCGCGACATCAACAACGCGCTCCTAAAGACGATGGACTTCTACTACGACACCGCGGTAGAGTCCCGACAACGGCAGGAGGTCTGCATCGCCGCCGAGAAGTACGAAGCCACCAAGACCTCGGGGGATGTTGCCCTTGAGAACCCCAAGATCGAGTTGAGGTAGGACGTGCCAAACTCTGTGCTGCCGCTTGAGAGCGATAAAGTCCGAAGCTGGCAGTGCCCCCCGCGCGAGGCGCCTGATTACTATCGGGCTGGATGGATATCGGAGCTTGTACAAAACGGCGACGCATGGACGCAAGCGCAGCCGGGTATCCGCAACGTCAACAAAGACATTCAGCTCCTCATGGGTCTCGGCCAAGACCGCGACCTCGAGTCGAACCTTCTCCAGCCGGACATCCGCACATTCGTCGAAACCATCACCGACCTGCGGCAGATTGCGACGCTGGGTTCCCGCGCCGAGGAGTTCTCGAAGTACGCCGCGCTCTACAACGACGTGTTCCGCTTCACCTACTGGGACTCCGAGTTCGTCTCGAACATGCGCCGCACGCTGCAGTACGCGATGGTGGGCCGTGGCTATCTCTGGCAGAAGTACAGCCGCGACAAGTACGGCTGGGGGCGCGGCAAGATCGTATTCGATGCGCTAGGGCCTCGGGAGTTCCTGCCCGAGCAACTGCCGGCCGACAACGACGTTCAGGGCTGCTACGCGGGCACGATCGTACGCCCAATGCCGGTTGCCGAAGCTCACGCGCGCTTCCCAGCGTTTCAGCAGTGGCTTACGCCGATTGGCCGCATGGACTGGAAGAACTACGGCACGCTGGGCATGGCGCGGCGCATGGACTTCTACGACCGCTATCGCTTCACCGGAGAAGAGCACAATGGATGGGAAAATCGGTACTGCGAAATCCGCTATAGCTTCATTCGAGACCTGCGCATCAATGACACCGGGCGAACTCAACAGATGGGTATCGACGGAACGTCTTGGGGATACCAAGTACCAAGTCTGGGCGACCTGCTGGTCACTATCAACCCTGCAAATGGCCTACCCGAATCTCGTAAGGCAGGTGTGGCAGACTGCCGCATGTACCCCCAGCTTAGACTGGTCATCACTTCGCCAGGGGTTCCCGTCCCGCTCTATGATGACACCGCTTTCAACTGGCACGGCGAGATTCCTGTATCCCATGTCGACGTCAACGACTGGGCATGGTCTGCGGTGGGCTACTCGTCGATCCAGAACGTCAAGGGCTTAGAGATTGCCCGCCGCGACCGCATCTCGGACATGAACACTGTTCTCGCTGTCCAGAAAGACCCGCCGCTGGGCCATGACGTATCGAACGGCGTGGCCCGCACGCAAATGGAGAAGCTTGACCTCCTCCATGCGCAGGGCATGCGTCTTGGCGGCCGCGGCGACCCATCCAAGTGGACGCGCTCTCTCCTGCCTGAAGGTCTTGAGGTTTCGGAGACGGACTTCAAGGGCATCGACCTTCTCGGGGCGTCCATCAAGGCCACGCTCGGCCTCACCGACCTCGCCAGCATGCGCGAAGTCAAGGGCAACATGAGCGATGAGTCGATGGACAAGTTCGTGGAGAACCTTGGCCCTATGGCGAAGGGCATCGCCGTGAACATCTGGCGATCGAACAATCGGCAAGCGAACATGCTGAAGTTCAACATCGCGCAGTTCTACACGGTGGAAGATTTGCTCTCGATGGTTGGACCTGAAGGTGTGGGGCTAGAAACTTTCGACAATGACCCAAACTCGATTATCCCCTCGCACCTTACCGGAGAAGACCGCAGCAAGGTCAGCAATAAATCGAAGCGCGAAAGGTCAATGTGGTTCTGCGAGAAGCTGCGCACCATCTCGACTCCCGCTCAGTTGTTGAACATCACGCACCAGCAGGAGCGCATGATTTACATGATGCTTTTCCAGAAGGGTGCTAAGATTTCCAACGAGACCGTCTTCGCCAAACTGGGCATTGAGGACTACGACGTCCAGCATAAGAAGTGGGAGAAAGAGCAGGTTGCCGACGGCGTGTGGGAGCTTGAGGCCAAGGCCACGATCGCCGCCAAGCAACACGAGCTAGGTCTTGATCCTCCGCCGGAAGCATCCCAGCAAGGGCAAGGAGGGGGAAGGCCCAACTCATTCAAAAAGCCAAACCATCCAGAGGGTAAGGG